TCAGCCATCTGCGGCGCTTGTGTCTCGTCTGTTGGAAACTTAGGTGCAAACTTGCCACCCTCTCGGGGTTGGCTCGCAGCGTGTTTGCCACGGTTTGTAGGTGTCTTGGTCAGTGCCTCACGAATCGTATCGGCTCTGCTTAACGGCTCTGCTGTTTGGGGCGCTTCAACCGTTGGGGTTTCGGGTGCTGGTGTTTCTATCGTGTCGGGTGCGACAACTTCGTTTTCCATCACTTCATCCTTTTCATTTGTTCCAAAGTCATTTTGATCATCTCCTTGCGCTCAGGCATGGGACGGTTGTGTAGGCGGTTAGCCATCTCTATATTCAGATTAGACATCTTAACAGGGGAAATCGGTGCGCCTGGTCGGTCAAACTCTTGTACGGTCTGCAATTGACCACGCAACCTGTCTCGGTGCGCCTCTTTCTTTTTGTTCCATTCTTGCTGTGCATACTTAACGTCAGAATGCCCCATCTCAATGGAATCGGTGCGCTTTAAGTGGTCACGCCACTGTTTTCTGCCCTCAATCATCACGCCATCTGGTGACATAAATGGGGCAATATCGCCCATGACTGCGGTGTATTCGCCAGATCGACCCTTAGACTTTTCGTAAGGTTCGCTACCGTCAGATGGAAATACCCATGTAGTTCTCAAAGCAACTCCAATATGCGTGAAATGTCTTGTTCGTCTCTTTCTAACTTTATGCGCTTGTCAAGTTCTCTTACCCTTAACATAAGCGCATCATAATCAATTGTAGTTTGTGCCGCAATCTCTATTGTTTGCTCTGGTGCGGTGGAAATTTCTTCCCTAATTTCGGGCGGTAAACCAAAGATAGCTTCATGGAGTTTCTTTTTTCTCTGAGCTTCTAGCTTTTTCTCTTGTTCCCACCGTTTATCACGCTCATCAAAGCCAAAATGCCCACCTAATAGGATTTCTGTGGGTGTTGGTGGAACTACCGATATGCCAATTGTTGCAAATGGCAATTCAGCAAATGCGGCGTACCCAAACATCAGTAATCCGTTTCCAAATAAATATTACCTTGAGCAATATTAACAATAGATGCAGTAGCGTTATTGCTTCTCCAAGCTCTATATGCCAAAGAAGTTGTATTCGATGGCAATACAGTTCCTGCTGTACCTGTCAATGTTCCAGTTGCTACGTTACCCGTATTAAGTCGAGTAACTTGATAATAAACTGTATTATTAGATGATGGAGGAGCAAATAAAATTAGTTCATACCAATCAGTACTTGATGTTCCTGTTGGAAAATTTGCACCTAAATCAATGGGTGTTTGAGCCGCAGAACCGCCATAATAAATAAACAAATTTGTATTTGCCGCACCTTGCCCCACGCCAATACTGTTTGTTAATGTGGATGGTTCTACGTTTGTTGGTGCGCTTACGTTACTAGACATTCCTACAAATGTTCGAGGACTTGCAACAGTATCTGCAATACCAAATCTTGATGATAAATAAAATCCACCATAATTAGGTGTTCCAGTTACTCCAAGTGTATATTCAGCTACTGAAACTGTAAAATATCCCAATGTTCCAGCGGTTGAAGTAGATGATGCAACAACTCGTGAAACCCTTGTAAATATACTTGTTGTTGCGTATGTTCCAGCAACACCACTATTTGGCGCAGGTGCTCTCATACCAAAAGCTGTAAGAGTACTTCCCCCTTGTGCTGTTGCTATGCCAATACGTTTATTTGCAAATGCTGGTTGCAACACAACAGCCGCTTGTGTGGCATTTAAAAACGCTGGTGCTGTATATCCACCCGCAATAGTTTTAGCAAATGTTTTTACGTTACCAGCACTAGGGGCGGCAGGATCAGATGATACTGCTACGCTAGACACCTGATTGGTTGTGCCTGTAATGTTTAATGTAGTGTGTGTACCAGCCGCAGGTGTTGTTCCACCAATAGCAGGAGGTGATGACAAATCAAGCGTACCGCCCAAAGTAAGGTTGCCAGATGTTGTAACTGTTCCTGATAAGGTTAAGCCGCTAACTGTGCCTGTTCCAGCTACGCTGGTAACTGTTCCAGAAGTAGTAGGGATAGAAGTGTTTGTAACTGAAGTGATTTGCCCTTGAGCATTGGTTGTAAGAACTGGAATTTGTGTTGAAGACCCATAAGTGCCAGCCGTTCCTACATTGGTGATAGAAAACTGATTGGTTGTTAAGGTTAAACCAGTGCCTGCTGTGTATGTTTGAATTGCCGCAAACTGAATAAACACAATTGCCGTTGATCCAATTGTGATTGGTAACGGTGTTTGCTGTACCCATGAAGTATTTGCGTTTGTCGTGCCGCTAATCACCAAAATCAAGTCGCCTTGATCTACTTCATTTGTACCTGCTCCGCTGGTGTCATAGTCGGTTGCTCTTGTCAGGATGTAGGGAAGTGATGCAGTACCAGCTTGAGTTAATGTATATACACCGTTATTAGCCTGAGTTGACTCATTCTTTATCAGTAAACGCTTACCCACATCACCAATAACCAGCGTGTAACTGTCAATGGTTAATGTGCCATTGGCATTAGCGGTCAATGTTGCCCCTACGCCACTTGTGCCATTGTTGTAAGTGTTTGCTGGTAAAGCCGCTGTAGTTGCATATTGCACCGCAGCATGAAAATTAACGCCAGAGGCAATGGAATCAGCATAGGACTTATTGACAATATCTGTGCTTGAGCTTGGCGCTGTTGAAACCGTGCCTGTTGTCAGTGCCACAGATGTAAGGTTAGTATTTGCCCCACTGGTTGCAAAACCTGTGATTGCGCCGCCAAGGGTCAAACTGCCGCTGTCAGTCACCGTACCAGTTAAGGTTAAACCGCTGACCGTACCAGTACCCGATACGCTTGTAACTGTGCCTGCATTTGGTGTAACCCATGTCGGCGCACTTGTGGCATTGCTTTGCAATACCTGACCTGCCGACCCAGCTTGACCGTTAAATGCCACCGATCCATTGGTGTTAATGGTCATTGCATCTGTCGTGTTGACCGCCCCATTGACAATAAAGCTGATCTTTTGATTGTCCCAACTACCTAAAACTAATGGGCCACCATAAGATTCAACAAAGGTTGCCAATGGTGTAGAAAACCCATTATTGGGAAACCCTGCTGCTGAATAACTGTAATTTGCGTTATTTATTCCAAGCTCGCCATAAGCCGTATGACCGCCATCATTAACCGCATAACTAGCATAGGATGTTGCACCTGAGTCGGTGTTTTGCAAACTTGTATAAAGGTATAACGGCTCACTTGCCGTAAACCCTGCAATCACGCCCGAGTCGGTGTGTCCCGTAGCATTGCCTACGTTTAACGATCCAACATTAGTAGTGCCTGATGTGTAAGGTATCAAAACACGATTATTGGCATCTTGATTAACTGACTTTTCCGCAGGATAAGTGACAAAAACATCCTTACTACCCGCCGCAAGATCAAGTTTTGAGCCTGTAGATGAAGCAATTACGGTTGTTCTGGCTAAAGTCCCGCCGTAATATGTGCCTATTCCTACTTCCCACTGAGTACCGCCTGAGATTGTGTAATAGGTCGTGTTGTTGTTGCCAATGACGCTAAATGATTGAAACCCTGAGACTGCGCCGCCAAGGGTTATCGTGCCTGTTCCAGTTGAATTGGTGGTTTCTCTAACCCTATCGGCAAGGACTAAGCTCATTGGATTGCCTCTACACCTATTACCATTCCATCAGCCCCTCGCACTACACGCTTGGGCGCACCCATTTTTCTCATTGCCTCGCCAATGTTTTGCATGGTCTGACCGTGCATATTTGCCATCTGGTCGTGCATCTCCACCATCTTATTGACTGCATCCATGATGGGCGCACCCAACTCATTGGTTATTTGCGAAGCCGCTGCCTCAACGACTGGTAAGTCGACACCAGGGTTGCTACCAATCCTTGCGACCATGATCTTAGTAGCTGCATCAAGTTCTGCTTTCCATCGCTCATATTCTTCTCTCCCCGCCATTTCTCTGGCTTTGATTTGCATTTCGTTGTTTTGTTTAGCCGCTTCAAATTCGGCTTTCATTTGCGCCAATTGCATTTCAGCCTGAGTTTTAGCTTGGTGCATTTGCATCTCAAGCTGTGCCTTGCCTTGCTCAATCTGAGCTTGCGCTTGCATTTTCATCTGCTCAGTCTGAGCTTGTGCCTGCATACGCATTTGCTCTGCCTGCTGTTCAGTTTGCATTTGCAACATCTCAGGATTTTGTTGTGGCGGTTGTTGTTTAGCCGCATCTGCTTTGTCTTGCAAGGCTTTCATTGCCCTTTCAACTGCGCTCTCCAACCCTCGACCAGCTCTAAACCTGCGTACAAGGAATAACAGCATCTCAGAGGCCATTGGCAATGTCTCAGGCGCTTGGGCAATCATGGGGATAGCCTCACGCAAGAATAAACCAATAGCTTGGATAGCCTCTTGTGCG